TTGGATCTTCGACCAGGTAATGTTATAAAATGGATTGATTTTGAGGAAGGTCGAGATCCGAACTCGCCTCTAAAACCGTTTTGGTTTCTTTATTGGGGAACGTATGGAGATGATCCAAAATATATATTGTTACATAGATTTACAACAAATTTTGAGGCTTATGAAAGTGGCGGGAATCGATCATCGCACAAAATAAAGAAATTTTACAGAAATCCTCATAACAAATTTTTCCTTGAAGATTGTTTGTTGGATTTCGATGAACGACTCTATGAGCAGTTTACTTTTGAAACCATTGGACAATTTGCTTTGGCAATTGAAAAGGTTGGTAGTTTAAGAGACCACGATATACGTGAAGCCTATAACATTCTTTTAAAAAATGGACGTTATTCTAGATACATCAAAAATAATATTCACGAATCTATGAATATGTCAGGTATTACTGGTTTGAAAAAACCCTAAAAATGTATTATACGTCCAATAAATCTTTTGGCTTTACTTTCAGCCGTTTAGAAATCTTAAAAATTGACCTTACCGATGAGACCCGGATTTCCTTTATTTTTTGCCCGACCTTTCGGATAAATTCCTCGTATTCCACACACGAAATTTCGTGCATCTTTTATGTTAACGTGAGTTCGGCCTAAGGATAGAGTAAAAGTTGGGAATTGTTTTTTGATCTTAAATTTAAAGAAGGTTTTTTTGGAAAGAATGAAAATGCAACTAAACCGCTTACTAAATTAACGGCCCAATTGAAAAAGCTTCGATGTTTAGTATGTTGAATCTGGCATATATTTTTAAGTTCATCATTAACCGATTCAATGATAGCTCTTTTTCTTAAAAGAATTTTATCAATCAAGGGCATAACTTTATTTTTCATATTCTTTTTTAATTTTGTAATGAGTTGAATCCCTTTTTCATAAAGACTTACAAATAGAGATTGACTGATGTAACCTCTATCTCCGAAAAGTTTATCGTAAATATTTTTAACAAGTGGGAAAATCACTTTCAAGTTCCTGTCGTCTACATTTCCAGGAGTAATCATAAATGATAATATTTCACCTTGATCATTTATGATTAAATGCAATTTAAAGCCGTAAAACCAGTCTGTGCTTGATTTTCCTCTTTGTGCAATGTTTTTAAATACTTTATGAGAATGAATTCTTCTGTTGTCGCATACTTTGAGATGTCCCCGAGCGTTACCAGAGGCGAGAATGTGCAGTAAAAGCTTAACTGAATATTGACTCATTCCCCTGAGATTTTTATAAAAGCATCGATGAGGACGGTGACAAATGGACGACTAGGTATTATTATTTCTAGTTGATCAGAATCCATTAGCTCATAAATGAAAGTTAAACCATCTCGAAGTGGAAATATCGACCAGCCCTTATCTCCAATCAGTGGCAATACTACTTCACAGATAGGGCCAACCCATTCAGGAAGAGATTCGAAATTTGTTTTTGAGTCCACAATTCTTCCATCTGGAAAAATCCAATCATATTCATATTCTTCTTTCCCAACAAGATAAGTTCTTTCGACAAGTTTTTTCTTTGCACGGAAAATATTCTCAGCGATATATTGTTTTCGTTTATTGTTAGAGCTTAAATCTTCTTTTTGCATTCTGTTTACCTCTTATAGTTTGGCTGATAAGGATATTCGCTTACTACATTTTGTCCGTAACTGAATGCACCCGTTTTGCATTGAATCCAAACAAGCAATATGCGTCTATTTTTGATCTCTTTTTTGAGATTATTTAAACTATCAGAAGTAATAATGGTTAATTTACCGAAACGATTTCTTATTACAGTTGAAAATTCTTTTTCACATTCACATTCTCCCACTAAAAATTCAAAAACTGGTTTAGATTTCATTTGTTTATCCCTTCGTATTAAAAATCACGAGAACGAATCCGAATAATCCGAGACGTAACTGCCAAGAATTCGTTGCCTCGTCAATTGTTCCATCTGCAAGAAAAAGCGGAAAGCCTGGACGCCAACGTGACCAATAGTTTTTAATCAAAATCCCACCAGTTTTCCATTTTCGAATCCAAATATGTGTAAGCCGAGTCCCTCTAATTTTTAACCAAATGATCTTCAACCATAGTTTGAAAGATTTTGGTTCCGCTGTTTTTTGATCGTTATTCATTTTTGTTTCCTACATCTTTCAAAATCCTTGTAAACTTCCCACAGTGTTCGCATTTGAGTTTGTTTTGATTTTCGATTTTTTGGATTAGATCGTTTATGATATTCGTTAAACGATCTAATCTCCACTCTTTGATTTGTTCTTCTTTCACAAGGCGAGTCATAAACCAAATGGGATCTAAATCCTCTTCGCATGTTTGGCATTGAAGATAAGGAGATCCCTCGACTACGTATACAGAGTCATGATTGCATTTGGGTTTTTGATTTGATTTTTTAACTGACCAAGTTCCGAGTTCCGCAAATTGAATGATTTTGTTTTCGTTCATGCCTTGTGTGTTCACCTGTCGTTGTCATGGTGTTCTCTT